GAACAGAAAACGCTGTAAGTGCAAGTAAACTCACAACTGCAAGAACAATAGGAGGTGTGAGTTTTGATGGTAGTACAAATATTGACCTTCCAGGTGTAAATATAACCGGTAATCAAAATACAACAGGTAATTCAGCAACAACTACAAAACTACAAACACCTAGAACAATAACTTTATCTGGCGATGTTAGTGGTAGTACATCTTTTGATGGAAGTGCTAATGTAACATTATCTGCGCAAGTAGCTAATGATAGCCACTCACACAGCACATCGACAATTACAGGATTAGGAACGGCTGCTACTAGGGATGTTGGCACAAGTGCTGGTAATGTTATGGAAGTTGGAGCTTTTGGGGTTGGTGCGTCTCCTAAAAACGGGCAAATCCGCTCATGGGTCTTGCCTACTTTTTACTTTGGAGAAGCAGGTATAAACGACGAATACTTGGTTTTGTTTCCTAGTGAGGTTAGTGGCCCTCATGCAATCAAAGGTGAGTTTCACGGTTCCAGGGGGAGTGCTACCTCAGGGAATCTATCGATGGTACAATTCATAAACGCACAGTCAGCATATAATAGTAACAGTCTAAGTAGCTGGTATAAAGAAAGAGCGAGGTTCATACGGTTTTCTATTTTATCAATTGACGGTGTCTCATATGTGGCACTAAAAGGCGATATTTCTGGCGGGTATAATCATAATCAGAACGTATTTTATGGCAATGTGATAGGCGGTGATGCTCGACTATTTACAAGAGTAAGGGCATCTGACTCCAATGTTACTGTAGTAAACGACTATATAAAAACGGTTGATAGGATATACCACACAGGCAACATTAAAACAGCACTAAACGCAACAGGTACAGCTCCTATATATGCTTGTAGGGCTTGGGTAAATTTTAATGGACTAGGAACAGTTGCAATTAGAGCAAGTGGGAATGTAAGTAGTATTACAGATTTTGGAGAAGGAGTTTATCGGGTTAATTTTGCTACTGCTATGCCTGATGCGAATTATAGTGCTCAGGCTTCGATTGGGAATAGTACTGGTTCTATTGGCGGTTTTTATCCTATAGTACGAACAGACCAGTTATCCACCACATCTTTAGCAGTAAGGGCGCTTGTAGGAACCACATATATAGATGCAGAAATTGTTAATGTTTCAATTTTTAGATAAAAGGAAATAAAATGAGAATAATTTACAAAAACGAAGATAATTCAATAGGAATTATCACACCAACTCAGGAAGTATTGGAGTTTGCAACTGTGATTCAGGTAGCCGAAAAGGACGTCCCTGCTGGCTTGCCTTATTGGATAGTAGAAGATTCAGTAATCCCAGCAGATAGAACATTTCGTTCAGCGTGGGAAATTGATGAAGCTATGGGTGAACCCGATGGATTTGGGGGAGAGTCGAACGAGTTTGATGATACTGTATTAGAGACTATTCTAGCAGCTGAGAAAGTAGAAGAGGATACAACAGATGATAGTAATAAATAATGAAAAGGCAATAGAAATAACTAAAAATAAGATAAGAGCGTGGCGTGACGCTGAATTTGCTAAAAATGATATAGCAATTCAAAATGCTTTGGTTGATGGTTCAGATACAACTGAGTTCATCGAAAGAAGAGATTACCTAAGAGACCTTCCTAATAGCTGCGAAGGCCTAACTCTTGACGAACTTAAAGCTAAGCTTATTGAATTAGGTATAGAGAAAGGATAAATATGCTTAAATATTTAAAATATAGGCAAGGTTTCTTAGTGAAAAGATTGCCCTTAATAATGCCAGAGATAAAATTTTGGCATTAGAGGGTTATTTGTTAAAATAAAAATTAAATATTGAGGAGTAAATATGTGGACAACAATCGCTAATTTTGTATGGCAGTTTCTGTCAATGGAAGCAGTAAGAGGTTTTATCATGGATGGTATTAAGAAGCTAGTAGCTAGTACCGATAATGGGATTGATGATAAGCTTTTGGAGTTTATGCTAGATGAAGCTGTTAAGTCAAAGCTTAATGAGTTAACTAAAGAAGATGTTGAAGCTTTGAAGGCTAAACTTGGAATCGCTAGCTAGGATATTAGAGGCTATCCTAAAGGTTCTCTCACATTGGTTTGCTTATGATTATGGAGCTACTAAGAAAGAGAACCAACAACTTAAAGAGAATGAAAAAATAAGGAAAAAGTATGAGGACATTGACAATATGGACATTAGTGCTAACGATGCTTATGCTGAGTGGTTGCGCGACAAGTAACGTGTGTCCTCCCTTCCCAAAGCCTAGCAAAGAAGTTGTGATGGAACTACAAAGCCTAGATAGTAAAGCGGTAGATAGCTGGGTAGTTGAGCTATACAAATTACAGTTAAAACTTGAAAGTAAATAAATGGCGGAATATACAGGAAGCACTGACCCGATTACTATGCTACACATTGCAATCCAACGCTTGGACGAAAAAGCCTCAAGGTTCAACAATAAATGCCAATGGTGCAAATTGTAGTAATGCTGGTAGTATTGGTATATATGCTATTCAAGGTTCAACAATAAATGCTTATTCAGCTAATGCAAGAAAAGATGAAACAACAGACCAAACTACTGATATGGGTATAGTTGCTGGAGTGTTTGGTCTTAGATGGTTAATTTCAAGAAAAGGCAAGTAATGAACGAAGAGAGAATACTTAATCAATTATCAGACCACGAAAAGACTCTTACACTTATGTCTAAAGTTGTAGAGGATATCAATAAAAATCTTGATAGGTTTGCTAGTGCTAATGAAACACTTACTAAAGAGATGGCAGAGCATTGGCACTTACAAGATAAGATAATGATAAAGATGGAAACTATTTTAGAAAGTATGTCTAAGTATGAAGATAGGTTTCAAAAGATAGAAGATAGACAGCTTAATGGTTGTCCTAGCCTTTTAAGCCTCTCTAAAACTAGAGATGGACAGCTAAAGGGATATGAGGCACTAGGAGATAGATTGGCAACTGGTGTACAAAAGAATAGAGAAGAGATTAATGAACTTATCAACAGATGTGATGTAGGTAGCGAAAAACTAATAGTAGCTAATAATAGAATTAAAGACCTTGAAGATGCACAGAAAAAAGGTATGTGGTTAATTATCACTGCTTTTCTAGCAATACTAGGTACTTTAATTAAAACAAGTATGGGGTGAATAATGAGTAGATATTTTAAAGATAGTGAACTAGAATGTAAGTGTGGGTGTGGTTTAAATAACTTTAGCGATGATACATTAACAAGGTTTGATATAGCTAGAGAATACGCACAAGTTCCTTTTGTTATTAATAGTGCTTGTAGATGTGAGAAGCATAACAAAGAAGTAGGTGGTAAGGAAGATAGTAGCCACGTGATAGGTAAAGCACTAGATATAAAGGCTACAGATAGTAGAACAAGAGCTAGAGTGTTATATGGGTTAGTTATGGCTGGATTTAATAGAATAGGTGTAGCTAAGACATTTATACACGCAGATGATGATGAAACAAAACCTAGCCAAGTAGTCTGGCTATACTAAATGATAAGACTAGTACATTAACTAATAACTCACAGGTAAGGGCTAGTTTCCACTTCGTACTTGTGGACAATAGGTTCTTGTAATGATATAATGCGAGAATACAAAGGAATCGAACTATGAAAGAAAACAAAGTACAAAAAGAATCTACTATACTAAAAGCCCTTAAAGCTGACTATACTGCTGCTAAACAGCTACGAGAAGACTGGGATGGTAAGATAGCTGAATGGAAGGCATGGTATAATGGCGAACCATATGGTACTGAGAAGAAGAATAGGTCTAGGGTTGTATCTAGGGATATTAAGAGACAGAATGAATGGCAACATCCAACACTGATAGACCCATTTGTATCTACTAGTGATATTATCAAAGCAAGTCCTATTACGTTCGAGGATGTTGATGCTGCTAGACAGAATGAGCTGGTACTGAATACACAATTCTGTAGACAGTTTAACAGATATAACTTTATGACAAAGACTGTTAAGGTACTTACTCAAGAAGGAACAGCTGTTGTAATGACTGGTTGGGAGTATGAGGATGAGGAAAGAGAAGTAGAAGTACCTATCATGGCTGTTAATCCAATGACAGGTGAACCTTTCCAGATAGGTAGCAGAATGGAGATGCAGACAATAGTAACTGTGAATCAACCTACTGCAAAGGTGTGTAGGAATGAGGACGTGTTTATTGATCCTACTTGCCAAGACGATATGGATAAGTGTCAGTTTGTGATATATAGATATGAGAGTGATTTAAGTACACTCAGACAAGAAGGCAAGTATAGTGAGAAGAGGCTCAAGAAGGTCAAGATTGATGACGAAGATGGTGACTACGACAAAGAGGATGATACAGAGTTTAGATTTAGTGATGACCCAAGAAAAAAGGTAGTAGTTTATGAATACTGGGGTAACTATGACATTAACGATGATGGTATCGCAGAACCTATCGTATGTACATGGATAGGGGATACGATTATTAGATTGGAAGACAACCCATATCCAGACAAGAAGCCACCATTTATTGTTGTACCATTTAGCAGTGTGCCGTTTCAGTTATATGGTGAAGCTAATGCTGAGATGATAGGTGATAATCAAAAGATTAAGACTGCCATTTATAGAGGTATCATAGATAACATGGCATTAAGTAATAATGGGCAGAAGGGCATTAGAAAAGGTGCATTAGACCCTATTAATAGAACTAGGTTCTTTAATGGCGAGAACTTTGAGTATAATCAAAGTCCTAATGACTTCTGGGATGGTAGCTACAACAATATACCTAACAGTGTGTTTAATGTTATACAGATGCAGAACAATGAGATAGAGAGTTTAACAGGAGTTAAGAGTTTCAGCGGAGGTATAACAGGAGCTAGCTTAGGTAACACTGCTACCGGTGTTAGGGGTGCTATGGATGCTACAAGTACAAGAAGACTAGATATTGTAAGGAACATAGCAGAGAACTTGATTAAGCCACTAATGAGAAAGTGGATGGCATATAATAGTGAGTTCTTGTTAGAAGAGCAAGTTATTAGAATAACTAATGATGAGTTCGTACCAGTAAGAAGAGATGACCTAGAAGGTAAGATAGATATCGAGATTAGTGTAGCTACTGCTGAGGATAATGCTGCAAAGGCTGGTGAGCTAAGTTTTATGTTACAGACTATTGGACCTAATGAAGACCCTAGTATTAGACGAATGTTGATGGCAGAGGTGGCAAGGTTACAGAAGATGCCAGACTTAGCGAAGAAGCTAGAAGAATACCAACCACAGCCAGACCCGATGGCAATGAAAGAGATGGAATTGAGGATAGCATTGCTAGAGGCTCAGGTACAGAATGAAAGAGCTAAGGCTATGGAGAACCAGGTAGATGTACAATTAAAGCAAGCTAAGACACAAAGTGAGTTAGCTAAGGCTAAGGTAGCTAGTTCGGAAGCAGACTTAAAAGACTTAAGCTTCTTAGAAAGGGAAAGTGGACAAGATGTGAGAAAGGATCTAGCTAAGAAAGACCATGATGCTATGACGAAGATAGAGCTAGAGAGAATGAAAGGAAGAGGAGGTGCTAGATGAAAAGTCTAGCAAATCCTATCGAGATAGATGGGAAGAATAAGGGTAAGTTTACAGACTATTGTAAAGGATTAGGTTTTGCTGGAGTGACAGAGCAGTGCATTGCTAAGGGCAAGGCTAGTAAGAATAGCAAGACTAGGAAGCGTGCTACGTTCGCTGGAAATGCTAAGAAATGGAATAAAGGATAATAGATGGCTTGCAAGAAGAAAAAGAAGAAGGTATAATAATATCGACCAGAACGGGATTGTCGTAAAAAGCTCAAATCTAATTAGAAAGGATTCATATTATGGATATGAACAACCAAACTAACACAGCAGAATTGCTGACTACAGAGAATGAATACTGGGTTGAATTAGCTCAGGCATTGGTGAGATTAGAGCAGAACTCTGATTTCCAGAAACTAATCTTACAGGGATATTTTAAAGATAAAGCTGCTGATGGTGTATCACTATTATCAAGTGAGTATGTACGAAGAAGTGGTGTGAGAGGTGCTTTAATTGAAGACCTAGCTGCTATTAGTGCTTTACAAGAATACTTCAAGTATGTCAAAAATATGGGTATCATAGATGATAGTCCGATTGATGATGATGATGAAGATGACAATGGTGAAGTGTAAGGATAGGTCATGGGAGTACAAGGAAACGAGTCACCTGCTGAGTTGACAATAGATGAAGAAGCATTGTATAATATGCCGATGGACGAGTTAGAGAGGATGGTATCTTCACGTAGCTTAGAACAACCTCAAGATGAGGACTCTGATAGCGATGTTGAAGAAACTGAGGATACTGACGAAACAGAGGAAGAAGTCGAAGAACCAGAGGATTATCCTGAAGATTCAGATGACGAGGATGACGAAGATGCGTCCGAGGAGGCTGATGAAGATGCTAGCGAAAATGAGGATGAAGACGAAGGCGAAGACCAAACTGAAACTGAGAGTACAGAAGAACAAGGGGATGGACCTAAACCTCAGAGTAAACCAGCTACTTATAAAGTTAAAGCTGTTGGAACTGAAATAGAGTTTACTATTGATGAACTTAAAGAGTTAGCTTCTAAGGGGCTAGACTACACTAAGAAGATGCAAGAAGTAGCTCCATGGAGGAAACAGATAGCAGCTATGAAACAGCATAATGTTACTCAAGATGACATTAATTTGCTGATTGACTTGAAGAGTGGTAGCAAAGAAGCTATCATGTCACTGATGAAAGATAATGGCATAGACCCATTAGATATAGATATGGATGAAGTTAAGAGTTATACTCCTAGAGATTATAGCGTTACAGATGAGCAAATACAGCTAAGAGAGACTGTTACTAGGTTGGCACAAGATAAAGAGGTGTACCCAAGAACAGAACATGTTGTAGATAATGCCTGGGATGCTAAATCTAGACAGCAGTTATTGGCTAATCCAGCTATGATAGAGGGACTGCACAACGATATCAAGAATGGTGTATATGATAAGCTGTATCCTACTATGCTTAAGTTAAAAAGCTTAGATGGTGGAATGAAGAGTGACCTGGAATATTACTTGCAAGCTGGACAGGTTGTACAGCAACAAACTGTACAAGAAGGACAGCAGAAAGTAGAGAAAGAAGAGGTGCAGAGACGTTCTCAGCAAGAGGATATTAAAGAAAACTCTCAGAGACGTAAGGTTGCTAGCCTGCCAAAAGCAAGAGCTGGTAAAAAGAAAGACATAATAAACTACTTAGATGAGATTCCTGATGAGGATTATAAAAAGTGGTTGAAGAAAGTCGAAAGTAAGTTTTAAAGGGTAAAACAATGGCAACAAATGTGTATGGAACAGGTGCTAATAGTACAGCTGGTGCTAATACTATTGTACATTATTATGATAGAGCTGGTGTAGAGGCAGCTACAGAGGTGAACGTCTATGGACAGTTCGCAGATAGAAAGTTTATGCCAACTAAGTATGGTAAGACATATAAGATTTCTAAGTGGTTACATATCTATGACAGAGATTTAACAGATGGTGAGTTTGCAACTCTAGGTTATTTAACAAGTAGGGATATTGCTGATGTAACAGCTGGTTTAACAGCTACAGATGGTTCTGGAGCTGCTTTAGCAGAAGGTGCTGGTGCTACTAACAAGAGAACTATTAAGAAAGTAACTATGGAAACATCGTTTGCTTCTTATGGTGAGATGATTGACTATACTGATGAAGTTGAGCTATTTAGTGAAGACTATATCCAAGTACAGTACAGAAAAGAGTTAGGACACTTAGCTAATCGTAGATATGAGGATTTGATTCAGTTAGATATGCTTGGTACTACAAACGTAATGTATGCTGGTACTGCAACATCTAATGCTACAATGGGTGCTGGTATTGCTGCTGATGGTAGTGAAGATGATTTGTTCAGAGTTGACTTTGACCTTATCAGAAAAGCTTCTAGAAAGCTAGTAAGAAACAGAGCTAAGAAGAATACTAAAATCGTTACTGGTTCAACTAAGGTAGATACAAGAACAATTAACAAAGCATTCTACGCTATTATCGGACCTGAGGTTAAGTATGACCTAGAAACAGTTACAGACCCTGTAGGTGATTTAGCTTACGTTCCAGCTTATAAGTATGCTTCTGCTACTAACTTAGCTGAGGGTGAAGTTGGTGCACTACAAGATGTAAGATTTATTGAATCTGAGTCACAAGTAGTTTACAGAGGTGCAGGTGCTGCTATTCCAGCAGGTTACGAAGGTACATTGTCTAACAATGGTACAAACTTCGACTTATTCCCAATCCTATTCCCAACAGAGGGTTCATTCGCTACTGTTGGTCTTAAAGGTCGTGGTAAGATTAAGTTTATGTCTCAGTCTCCAGATAAAGTAGAGTTGAGCAATCCATATGGAACACAAGGTTTCTTCTCATACCGATTTTGGTATGCTGGTATCATACTTCAAGAGGAAAAACTTCTTAAAGTTATGGTTTGTGCAGGAGCGTAATCTTTAGCGCCGAGGTGGGGACTACGGTCCCTCTTACACTAAATTAAACAACCTATAAGGATTTAATATGTCAGATAAGACACACGCACAGTTAAAAGAAGAAGCAACAGCTCTAGGGTTAACGTTCAAGGGCAACACAAGTAAAGACGAACTCTCAGCTATGATAGAAGAGTTTTATGCTAAAGAGGCAGAGGGTGATACAGTTAAGGCTATAAGCTTTGACGAAATAGATGAAGCACTAGAAGAAGTAGAAAATATGCTACCTAAGAGAGTTGCTACTAAGGTAAGCAATATTAAAAACAAACAAAACAAAGAAGCTTTGCTAAGAAAGAAGATTGCAGAAGCTAAAAAACAAGCATTTGCTAAGAGAGTAGTTACAATAACAAGCAACGATACAAGAGATAATCAACACGTAACTGCTGTACCA